ACGTTCGATCATCCTACCCTTCTTGAATTCTCCATCGCTTCCATCCCCGCCTTCTTCGGTTAGAAGGACTTCAAGGCTGAAGCGACGACACACTTCTCTGGTCTTCTGATCCTTGGGGTGAGTGACAATTAGCCACCTGTCCAAGTGAGGAATGTTGTATGGAGCGACGGTTTGTAGAAAGTCGTCGTATCCAACACAAACGGTTACTGCTTCGATGTTCATTTCTCTTTCCTTGTTAGGGTGTTAGTTGATAACTGCGCGCCCCTTCAATTCCTCCCAATCCTTCTCTGGACGCACCAACAGATTCAGCGCCCACGCTGCTTCCAAAACCAGTGGCTCAACACCAGCCTTCTTGGCAGTGTAGATCAAGCTGTTGATGTCCTTCGGAAAACAGCTACCACCGAAACCAAAATGACCATCGTGTCCTGGCACCCTCAAATGAGACTGCCCGATACGAGGGTCGTTTGCCACACCTATCTTGGCGACAAGTTCGTAATTGATGCCCAATGCTGTGCAGATCCGGTAAATCTCATTCGCCCAGGCTACCTTCGTTGCAAGGTAGGTGTTGGTGAAGTATTTCACCATCTCTGCTGTCTTGCGATCCGTTTGGGCAATCACAATTTCTGGGAACCTCTCACCAAAGAGATCGCTCACCATCTGAACAGGATCGCAGTCGCCACCTAAGATGGCATATTTCTGGTTGTTGAAATCCTCCTGCCAATTCGCTTCCGTGAGGAACTCAGGATTGAATACGATGTCCTTCTTCGGGAACTCCTCTGCCAGCTTGTCACAAGTCCCAGGAGGAACAGTGGACTTGATAACAACTACTTTACCATCCTTGATGCTGGACACCACGTTTCTAACTATCTTCAGTTCGCATTCGCCGCTCGGCTTCATTGGCGTCGGCACGCACACGAAAATAGGACCATCAACCTTCTCACACAACTCATCCATCGAGTTGACTGTCCGCTTATCAGGTGCCAAATCGAAGACTTCGACATCTACGACCGGCTTGAACCCCTGAGTCACGGCTCCCCCGACAAAGCCGCAACCCACAACGCCAATCGCCCTCATACCACCTCCCACGCACTACAAGACGACATCTACCTGTAGATAGAGTCTCGGCGCTCCATTTTTCCAAATTCACGGAAACATCACACAACATCGTTGGGGTCAACGGTGATGGTTTGAACGTCGTTTGTGTATCTGGTGCTTCGGTTTATGACGCGGGTGTGCCGAAGTGTGGGCACTATACCGAGATACTGTTTATCCATCTCTCGGTTGATAACCGGAGGTACATCAGGCGGCTTGGTGGACTCGATGGTTTGGAGTCCATTGCATGTGAGAATTTGTCTGGAAAAGGTCTTTCGTTCTTGATGGTAACTGACGCCGTTGCACTCGGCGCAGCCCTGCTGATCCGGCTTGTAATGCTGTGCATACTCCGGGTCTTGAGGCACATAGTTGGGGCTGACGACAAACGGCATCCCCCAACCTTGTCCATTGACGAACGTCATGCCCTATTTAGGGCATGGCACAGAAAGATTGCACCCGATTCGGTGCTGGAGGTGTGACTACTGTTGATGCTTGAGATGTGCGTGTATTGACGCTAACCACCGTCACCTTGTTTGGTGACGGTGGCGTTGAAGCGGGAGGCGGGTATTGTTTTGGAGTGTCGTTGCAATAGGCAATGACACCACAGCCGTATCCTGGCATTAGTCCACCTCCGTAGGTTCGCCTTCCGCATCTAAAGCGAGCTTCAAGCCTTCCTTGGAGACTTTGATCTCAAAGATGGCATCAGAACCGTCACCGTCCCATTCAAACTTCTTGCCGCCTTTGGCATCTGGGTCCACAACGATCAGGAATGTGTGACCCATGTTGCCGACCGACTTGATGTAACGAAGGAGTTGCTCCAGCGTATCATCATTGTCACGGCAGGTGACGGTAATGGTCTTGGTGTGCTTGTCTCGCTTCCACTCTAGGAACGTCTTCATCATGCCAGTATTTAGGCATTCCCCAGCGGATTCACGCCGTATCTCTTCCAGTGTTCAATATAACGCTGGACGTGAGCCTTGGCATCGAACTCTTCACCCCGCAGGGAGGCTGCTAGAGCCTCTAGAATGGTTCCTGACAGGTCATCGGCATGGGCGATGCCCAGGTTCTCCTTGAACCACTGGACAAGGACTGTCTCCGTGTCCCAGAGGCTCCAGTTGTTCCTGAGATACATGCCAAGACCGAAGTGAAGCCCAGCAGTGTCTTGCAACTGCTTGGCTTCCTCTTCGTCTTTGATTGCTTCCTTGAGGATGCGAACGGCGTCGTCAAGGTTCTTTGGTACTACGTCGAGATTCAGTTTCATTTTCCCTCACAAGGTACAACTTCCCTCTCCTCTGCGCGGCAGTTGAACCCCAGAAGCGGGGCAATGCCGATATCCTTCTCATAGCCATCCCTGGTTTCACAGCAGCCCTTGAGCATCTCCTTGGCATCTTCCAGGGTAAGCGTAAGCTCACCTTTGCTAAAGAAGTCGGGACTGAACATCCTGAACTTGTTGTCGATCACGATGAGCTTGTCCCTCACCGTCACTTTAACCTTTTCCTCCACCGGCATCAAGCCGGGACGCACCTCTTGGATGTCGAGAAGAGGCTCGGTGGCGTCTTCACGGTAGGTTTCGATGATCTTCTTGAGTTCGCTGGGCTTCAAATGGCAGGACGTGCCGCCCCACTCATTCTTGTCATCGTGCCGCTTCTGGATGATGAGGATCATCCCGTCATTGCACCAGTAGCCGCTGGTCTTCTTGGTTTCGTCGGACTTCTCAAAGCTGATAAAGCTCATCGTCATGGTAATACCTCCTTGGGTAAGATAGTGTCACTTCTTCACGGCAACCATCACCACCACACATCCAGACTCGTTATCCTCAAGTGTCATCCAGTGAGTCTTGGTGTGATCGAACTGGTAGACACCACCAAGCTCGACTTCGGCTTCAACGGTGCCAGCATCATCTTCGGCACCGATGATGGACTTGCCATTGGGCAATATCACCGGGATGACATAGGTGGTGTCTTCAAACTTGTTGGGATTGAGAAGATCGGTGTGAGGTTCGGCACCTTTGCACACGGAAAAGTACACGAAGTCGAGTTTTTCCTTGGAGATGCCAATGATCTCCGCGAGAGATTCCATGAGTTCTTCGCCGCCGACCAAGCTTCTCACCTGAAACTTGGCAGGTGTGTTGGTCTTGTAGTTCTCAAGCTTGATGGTATCAGCGTGGTCGATGACAGCTTGCGGAATGGAGACAACACCGTGGAACTTGATCATCACTGGTCCTCTTGATTTGGGGAAACCTCGACACAGTGAAGCAGGTTTGTTGAGTTTTCGCAAGCAGGGATTTGCGCAAGAAAAAACCCCCTCCAAGCTGCCAGCAAGGAGGGGGTCGCATGAATGGCGAACGGGTCGCCAATTTCGGTTACTGATCGTCCTAAGCTTACTTAGGAGTCTAAGCTTAAATTAGGGCTTAGACTCCTAAGCATTAGACGCTTAGATGACGAAGTTGAAGATGCTTAGGCGGGCGTAGAACTTTGCCCCTTCACGAAGCAGCTTCTTGCCATAGCGCGTTAGGATTCCCTTACGCGGGCAGAAGGACTCTGGGTCCAAAACGACCGGAGTCTGGGTAAGCGGGACGTAAGGACAGTAGAAATATCCGCTGTCCATGTAGCTGTCGCCCTTATACCCAAGCAGGATCTGCGAGGTTGGGAACAGCGGGTCTTTGTAGAGCCTCCAGCGGGCGTTGACAGTACCGACGTACTGAATACCAAGGCTGCTGGTGAACGTCTCGCTTGGGGTTGGTGCGAAACCAGCGGTTGCCGTCTCAAAGATAGACGCAACTTCAGGGCTAGTGACAAGCCAGTTGCAACCACCACGCAACGTCTTCCTGTGGACGACGTTGGAGATTTCAACGATCTTGACGTACAAAGATTCGTACTTCTCCTTGATCGTATCTCCGAGGCTGGTGTTGAAGTCCCATGCAGAAACCGTACCGGCGTTGTTACGCAGGTCCGTGAGAACTTCACGGTCGATTTCCATGTTGATTTCCTGTGCAAGCACGGCGGTCAACTCAGCTTCCATGTCCAAGTTGTGCTGGCTGCGAAGATCCTGCTGTGCCTCAAAGGACCAGACAGCCTTCAGCTTACGGGTCTTGGCAGTGATGTCCTCAGATTCAACAACGAGGTTGATCTCAGGCAAATCTTGCTGGCACTCAAGATTAAATTCGTAGCTCGCAACAACCTTGTTGCTACCTGGGTCAGCAGACCAAGTGAGGGTCAACACACCAGTCGTCAGGTCGATGACACCGCTGCTAACAGTGGTGCCAGGGGAGCCGATGGTGGTGAAGCTCAGCGTGGTGCCGCCGGAAGGCAGCGTGAAGGTCTGGACGGCAGTGGTGCCATCGTA